AATGTTATAAAGCCACCGATAGCAGATGCGATTGCCATACCTGCCCAGAAACCACCTTTAGACTTGTTAGCAAGCTCTAGAAGTAATTTAATATCTACCTCTAAACTATCTACTTTATGTTCTAAATTTTGTACTTGGGCAATAAGTTTTCCGTATTGGATTGGGTCTATTTCGTTACTCATTCTTGTCCTTCGTTTAATAAGCCACTAATAGGGTTAATAAGTGGAGCTGCTAATTCTCTACCACTAATAAGACTTCTAGTAGATACTTGTGGGATAGGAGCATTGCCTGTAGCAAGTCTATTTCTTAATTGCTCTATGTTACGCAAACCTAATTGCTCTGCACCTTTTCTAGCAAGACCGCCTACAACAGGAGTAACAACAGCACCTATTGGACCACCAGCTAAGTATCCTAAGCCAACAGAACCGCCACCAGATACAACTCCTGTAGGAGCTAATTTACCAATAAATCTTAATAGGTTTTGTGTAGGACCACCTTTAGCAGCAAGTTTAATAGCATTTTGTTCTTCTTTAGTAAATGTTCTTAATGCTTTAGGGTTATCAGCTAAATTAACTAATTTACGTCTTAATGCTTGTTCCATGCCTGACTGTGTAAAGTTTGCTTCAGAACGCAAATCTGCACTAGCTACTAAGTCATCAATAATTTCTGTTTTTTTAGCACGTTTCCATAAGTCTCTAGCGTCTGTTAAAGCTCTAACAGCTTCAGATGAACCCTTAGCTAATTGACCAGGTTGAGCAGTTTCTACAAAGTCATCTAGGTTTTCTACTAAAATACTTGCTAAACGTCTTTCAGAAGCATCTGCACTAGAACCTGCCGCTTGACCAATACGTCTTAATATTTCCATGTTCTCAAGTGTTACATTGCCACCTTTAGTATCTTTAATTCTTTCTAGTGCTGCAAATACTCTAGGTTGTAATGTTTTATCTAAACCTTCTTTAGCTAATGTTGATTCTATTTTGTTAGCAAATTGATTGTAAGAATTCTTTTTAAATACAGCACCTACTTCTTCAGCAAACTTATATTGTTGACCAGCTTGTCCTTTTAATTCTTGCACAGTAGGGGCTTGTAATGTACCTTTAGCACCAACAGCAAATGGTATACCTGCTGCAATACCTGCTGCCATACCTACTAATGGACTACCTGTTTCTTCTGCCACATATTGTGATGTAGCACCTACAGGTAATGCTGCTGCAACTTGTCTTGCTGGTTGTTGTGATAATGTTTGTGCAATACCACGACCAACAGGTGTTGTAGCTGTTTTAGCTAACTGACCTAATGCACCTACTTGACCACCAACACTACCTAATGCACCACCACCTGCTTGTAATACTCTTTCTGTTTGTGTTTCAGGCACAGGAAAACCTAATTTAGTTAATCCTTTTTCTACTGTAGCTACAGGAGATGGAATATCGTATTTATCAGGTAATACTGCGTTTACACCTTTGGTAAGTAATTCAGCAGCAGGTAAGGCTAATGAGCCTGCTACAGCACCTACAGGACCTGCTAAAGCACCGCCAGCAGATGCACCAATAACTGAAGGTGCAGCACCTCTAGCAATAGCACTTAATCCACGACCAACTTTCTCTAAAACACTTTTTTGTTTTTTCATTACAGAGTCAGGTAAGTCTTCAGGAGGAACTGCATTAGAACTTAGTTGCATAGGCAAATCACTTGCTGGCACTAAATTACTTGGTAAGTCTTCTACAGGCACTCTAGCCATTATTCATACTCCCATTGTCCATTTCTATATACCATTGGCTTACCACTCTTAGATTTAGTTTTAGCACCTTCTTTAAAGCCAAAAGGTGTAGTGGTAGATTGTTTAGCTTCAGGTGTTTTTTCTACGGATTTTAATTTATTGTTATAGTCACTTATAAAGTCGCTAGTGTTATTGTATATTTTTCCTGTAAAACCTTTTAATGTGCCATTAGTATTATAATACTCAACTGCTTCTTGTTTAGTTTTAGCAGCACTAGACATTTGTTCTTGTAGTAACTCAAGACGTTTTACATTAACACTTTGTGGCAATGCAGGGTTATATACTCTGTTAATTAATGCTTCACCTTCTTTTGCTGTAAACTGTGGACCTAAAATAAGTCTTAAGTTACGTTGTGCAATTTCTTGTACTTGTTCTTTAGTGTCTTGTGCTACAGGGTTTGTATATTTAAGCAAGCCTGTATCATCTTGAACGCCAACAACTTTACCTGTAATTTTACCTTCAGGTTGTTGTTGAAGAACTTGTTTGGCATTTTCTAATTGTGTTAAACCTTTTTGCACATCTGAGAAACCACCGCCTACAGTAAAGTCTACTAAGTCTTGTGCTGACTTTTCTTCTACTTTAGCTTGTAATGGTGTAAGACTTTTCTTAACAATTTCAGCTTGTGTTTGTGGTGCTGCTGGTGGTTGTTGTAAACCTAATTTAAGTTCTAAAGCCTTAACTTCATTTCTTAATAATGGGTTTTTAGGGTCTTGTTGATATTGTGCATAAGTTTGATTATATCTATTAAGCAATTGAATATCACTAGACTGACTAGCTTGACCACGAGTTTCTTGAGGAGCTTGATAAATAACTTGACCTTCTCTATTTACTAACGCACCGTCAATAGTATAAAGCTGGTCTTTGTTGTCTCTAGCTGCTAATAATTGTTGTCTATAAGCATTGTTTAATGCTGAATTAACAGTATCTTGAGATGCACCCATGCCACCAATAAATGCTTTACCAAGATAAGGCAATGGACTTCCAGTCCCTAAGTTTTTAGGAGTAGCTAAGTATGTAGCACCTGCACCTAAAAGACCTGATATTAATGATTGATTTCTTAATTTTTCTTCTTGCATTGGGTCTAAAATACCACTTGGAATACTTGTTCCAAATGGAGTTAAGCCTTCAAACAAGTTTCCTAATCCACCATTTCTGTCAAATAAAGCCATTAGAAGCCTCCTCTAAAATATGAAGGATATAAATTAAGTTGGTTAGGAGTAACTTGCAATCTAGAAGCCACTCTTTCATTTTGACCTTGACCTAATGTAGGAGCAGTATTATATGTCCCTCTAGTAACAGGTGGGATTGCAGGTTGACCTACTTGTTGTTGTTGTTCTTGTGGACTTACTGCTTGTATAGCTTGACCTGTTGTGTTTAATGCTTGCATAGGGTTAGCTTTAGCCCAGTCTGATAATGCTCCATAACCTGACTCAACACCTCTTTGAACACTACCCATTAATGATGGGTCATATCCACCGCCACCCATAGCTGTTTGTTGACCAATGCCACCTAAAATTTGATTTTGTGTGCCTGCTACATCAAACATACCTTGACCACCTGAAAACATAGGTGCATTTTGTGCTAAAAATTGTTCGCCTGTTGTACCTAATGTTTGTTGTAAACCTGTTAATGCAGGTGTCATTGTTTGTGTGCCTAATACACCTGTAGGAGTAAATGGACTAATAGCTTCTGTAGCACCGAATAAACCTGTGCCTGTGCCTTGTGCTGCACCTGCTCCGGTTGCTCCTGCTCCTGCTGCACCAAACATACTTGAACCTACACCACCTAAAGCACCGCCCATAGCTGCGCCTATAAGTGGATTTTTACCCATTGCTGCTGAACTAACAGCACCTATTGCTGCTGGAATTAATATTGGTGCGCCCATTATTTACCTACCTTTCCTACTACATAACAAATTGGTTCAATAATTGCACGATAAATCATGCCATAAGTATCTCTGTTTTTACCTCTTTTTTGTTTCCAGATATCAGCAGTCCTATGTCTTGCGATATGCTCTAAAACAGCCCTTAAAATGCGTTGTAGGGTATTCTTTTCACCACTCTTATAAGCATAGGTTACTAATGGTAAGAATAAAGCATGATAACCTTTTTCGTATGCTGGGTCTAAGTCTTTAGATTGAGCTAGCCAAATAGCTTGTCTAAAACTACCAAAACCATATTCAGCGTTCATAGCTGTACATACAATCTTGCCACCACCTGATGATTGTTGTTGTGATGTAGAAACTTGACCTTGAGGTGAGCCATAAGCAGCACCAAGGTATGAAGAAAGTTTTTGATACGGTAAGTTTTGTTCGTAGTTATAACGGTCAATATCTGACTGTAATGCTGTTTGTTGATAACCTTCAGCAGTTTTACCTACGTTAGCTAATTGTTGAATATCTGCATAGTCAGCAGCAGCCATTTGTGGAGCATTAACTGCAGCTTGGTTTTGTAAGCCACGTTCTGTAGCATAATTGCCATAAGCAAGTTCACCATATTTATTAGCTAATGTATTAGATAATGTTTGTGCTGCTCTGTTTTGTATATCAGCAGATACACCTGAACCATAACGACCAGCCATAGATGCAGTACCTTGTGCAGCTTTAATAGCGTCATTGTATGCTTGTGTAGCTTGTTGTGTAGGACCTGCTAATGCTTGTGTTAAATATGGGTTACCAGCAGATAAGTATTGACCACCAATAGTTCCTAGTTGTTGTTGTTGACCAGCTTGTGCTAATGGGCTACCCATTAATGCTCTATTTTGAGCTGCTTGCAATGCTGAAGAAGTTTGTGCAGATGGTCCAATGTATGTTTGACCAGGATAGTAAGAAGGACCAGGTTGTTGATATAAACCCTTAGCTTCTTGCAAACCATATTCTACAAACGGTCTTACTGTTGGGTCTAGTTCAGAAGAAGTTTTAGATGTGGTTGTACCACCGCCACCTGAACCACCACCACCCCATAGTGTAAAGTAGTTGCTTAATGCTGGTATTAAAAAATGTAATAATTTCATACTATTTGCCTTTGCTTTCTGAAGTAGTTGTTGTTGGCATTGATAATAAATTTGTGCCTGTTAAATATTTTCCTGCTCCATACATAGCACCTGTAGGTTGTGAACCTTCAAATAAGTTACTTATTAACCCTGCATTTAAAGCTGGAAATAATGCGTCTGTGCTAGGGTATGGAGATACTGTGCCTTGTGGTATTCTATTAGCTACACTTGTAGTATATGGGTTATTTAAGTACATTCTTTCTGCAGATTGATTATTCATTTGTGGAGGCTGAACACCAAATGCTCGTTGAATAACTGATAGTTGAGTTTCTGGTTCTTGTTTATAACTAAAATATTGTTGTTTTGTTGGGTCGTAATAGACCTGTGTTGGTTGAGTTTGTGTTTGTTGTCCTGTTGCTTGTCCGCCCATAATTATTCCTTTATATCTTAAATTCCCATGTTTGAGGTGTAAAACCCATTAGTCTAGCCCTACGTTCCCATCCTTTTCTTTGTGAAGAGAATGTAACTTTAGACTTACCGCCTTGTTTTGCTATTTCTTGTATTTCTTGCCATGCTTGTTGAAAAAGTGTGATGTCATTAATAGTAGACCAAGAAGCCCATACATGAAGCGTGTCTCCTAATGGTTGAAGTACTACAAAACCTACTGCTTTGTTATCTATGATGCCTAAAAATAACATAGACCTGTTTTCGTAACAGTCACAATAAACATCTTCTACTATCCAAGATGTGTGACCTTTTGCTCTTACTAATTCAAGACCATGTTTAACATAGTCCCAATGTTCTCTTAACTTATCTTTAGGTATGTAATGAAGTATCACGCTACTATAATATATCCGTATGTTTTATCTGCTGTGTCATTTGCAAAGTGTTTTAATGTTGCACTACCCTTAGCCCTAGCACTTACATATACATTAGTAGATGCTGAAGTTGATACATAACTCATTGTAGTAATAACGCTTGGTGTAGCTGGTCTTGTTGGACTTGTACCTGCTGCATAATGTTCTATAGACATACCAGTATCAGATACTTTCCACATAAGTTCAACATAGTCACCTGCTACTAATTCTACATAAAAGTTTAATGCACCAATAATATGACTTGGGTCACCAGCAGATTTTCTTGGGGATATACCAAACCAACTATTTGATGCTGGAATATTTGTGCCATTTTTTCTAAACCAAACGTCTGCGTGTTGAGAGTCGTTAGTTGTATTCTTAAACTGTATAGAGAATTCTAAATTATAAATACCACTATTTCTTACATTAAGCCTAGAACTGTTTGACAAATAAACACCATTAGAAAAGTCAGTAGTGTTAAATGTAATTGCATAAGCTGCTGTTGTTGATGCAGCAGTCTGGTCAGTTGAGTCTTGAAACGCACCATAAGGAACAGCATCACTACCAGCAGCAGCACTAATAGGTGTTAGTAATATTATACTATTATAACCTATACGTTCATCATTAATTGTTGTAGTTGTAGCATTGCCTGTAGCTAAAGTAATTTCACCTGTGTTGTTAGACTTACCTTCTACAAGGTTGTTTACTATTTCTGATACTTCTCTTGGAGTACCACCTTGCCAGTTTAACTTACGATACATGTCCCTAGACATTATCTACCGCCACTTTGTGTATAGTCTACGTCTACAGATATAGCATGAGTCCATGTTCCTGTGGGAGTAACTTTAAGTCTATGATAACGACCATAAGACCTTAATGGACATTTGCCATCAGAGTTTTGTGTAACTGTAGAACTGTATGTAACTGCGTCATCTAATTCTCTACGAGATGCAACAGCGATTGTAACTGCACCATTATCTATTTGAGAACGAGCATTAGTTACTATAGAGTTATAACCAAATTCTAATTCACCTGCCACTAAAGTAGCTGTAGAGTTTTGACCAGTAAATGTTATAATTTTAGCACCGTCTGCACCACCAAATAAGAACTTACCACCCGACCAAATACGACTATCTAGTGAAGCAGGAAGTGAGTCTATAGTACCGTAAGCATCTAAGCCTTCTAATGAAATAGTAGATGAAGCTAGTGATACAACGTACTCTGAAGTAGTGTCAGCAGATGACCATTTTTTAACTAACCAATTATAAATAAGAAGTGAACGACCACCGTTAGTATTAGGATAATTCCATACTACAATATTTCTAATTGGGTCTACAGCAGCACTAATAGTTTCTTGTTGAGCTATAGCCATGTTTTCGTAAAAGTATTCGTCTATTTTATCGTTACCAATATTCATCACATTAGTACCATCACACATATAGAAACCGTCATCAGATAAGAAATATGTATTAGGTCCGTATTGTGTAACTGAGCCTGCTGTATTACAACCTAAATTTCTTGAGATAGCGTCAAATTGGAAGAATAATGGTGAGCCAATATAGGTCATACGGTAAATAGCACGTTCTAGTAAGACGATACCAAATTCACCACCTGTAATTCCAACTATATTACCGCCCTCGGCAATCAACTGATAGTCGGATTGTGAAGCACCACCACTTGTCCAGTCGGTCTCATCATTAATATCTGACCAGATTAGCTTGTTAGGTTCACCACTAATGTTAGCAGCAACTACAAAGTCACGAACTACTGTAATAAATTTAGCGATAGGTGCAGCAGCAGCTACGTCTGCAAAAGCAGTAGATGTTCCTACATACCATGCTTGTATTTTAGCGTTATTGTTAGATGCTAATACTGCATCACCAAACTGTGTAAAGCTCCAACGGTCTGAACCAGCATAACCACCTACTTTACTTACATCTGATAAACCTGCTGTTGCTGAGTTAAACTTAAAGAGTTTAGTAGCTCCACCTGCAAATAACTGTGTTTCTAAGTTAAATTTAGCTGCAGTTACATTGTTTAAGTCTTCACTAGCTGCAGTAGAATAGTCAGCAGATAATGGAAATGGACCATAACCTATAGTTAGTGGATAGACGTTATTAGCCTCTAGTAAAGCATTTGCTGTTGTAGGTTGGTCTGGCAACCATTCTGTAAACGCTATTCTTTGCGTAGCCATTACTTACCCCAATTTTGTGCGTTTAATACCTCTATAAGAGCTTCTACTGTAGTTGATGCTTTGATATCAGTTTCCAATCTATTCGCCTCTGTGACGATTTGTGTGCGTTTTAGAGCTATTTCTGAAGGGATATCTACATTGCGTTCTACTTTACGAATAACATACCAATCAGTAGCGTTTAGTAGTTTACCTGCTGTATCTTTAACTTGTGCGATAAAGTTAGACTTAAGACCTTTAGTGATATATTCTTTACCCTCTACAGTTTCAGTTACATCTTCAAGAGCTTTAGGTAAGTTTGTGTCCCAGTAGAAACGAGTGTCTACAGGTGCTGGGTCTGCTACCCATGTAATACCAATGGCTAGTTTCTGTGCTTCTGTAGCTTGGTTAAGCCAACCAGAGCCATATTGAACCCCATTAGCGTCATAGAAGGATGTGCCTTCTGGAAGTCTGTTGCCGTTTAATAAAAACATATTTTTTCCTTATCTTGCGTTAGCAAATTTCGTGGGAACCTCTGCAAATGCCATGTATATCATAGTTGCACCATTAGCATTAATTTGACTTGCATTATCAGCTCTAATTTTAAATCCGTTAGATAGAGTGTCTATATGTCTTGTATTGTCTGCTTCGGCATTACTTGAGTTTGGTAATAATTCATCTTTCATTACATTATATGTATTCCTTGCAGTATCAAATAAATACCAATTAGATGTGCTATCTGTTCTTTTAATTAAAACAAACTTAGGTCTAAAGCCAAGATAAACAAACGGACCATCAGCACTATCATTACCTGTGTAAGAACCAAACTTACTAAACCCTGCTATTTCTGCCCAGCAATAGGCTACATAAGTTTGACCATTTCCATTTACTAAAGCATCAGTTCCTAAAGTTAAAGTTGTAGTAGATGGTGATGTAGAATTCCATACATTCCATGTATTTAATGAAGCTGCACTACTACTTAAATATACTTGAAAATTACTTGAAGGTGAAATAGAAGTATGCCATGTTGACCAGTCATTTCCACCATTACTTCTGTTTTTAACAATAAACATTTTTGGAGCAATTCCAAGACTATGTCCAATTGTAGCTCCTGCACTTCCATTTCCTGTGTAAGTTACAATACTAAACCCAGCAGTTGTGTTTACAGATACAGTAGATGTAATAGTGCCATTAGTGTTAGATGATGTTGTGCCTTGACCAGCTTGCCATTGCCAACCTACATAAGTAGCGGCAGATGTATTCATTTTAGCTAATGTGCCTACAGTAAATCCACCTGTGCCAAAAGCAGTTAATCCTTGTGCTTGTGTAGTTTCTGCTGCTGTAGAATTAGACACCAAGTCTTTAGTAGTTCCACGAACAGAGTCATATAAAGCATTGTCTGTAGCACCGCTTCTACCTTTTACCCATACAAAGTCAGGTTTAAATGCACCAGCATTAGTGACTGATAAAGAACTTCCTGTTCCTGTATATAGCGTTGCATCCATCACAGTATTACCTTTTTTGATAGTGCTATCAGGTAGGTTATATGTGTTTAGTGCTTTGTATCCTGCAGGTGGTGTGTAAGTGAATGGTCTTTGACCAAAAGTAGTAGATATACTTGCTCCTGATAGATTTGGTGTCCAAAATCCAGGATATACAAATGAATATCCTGTTGGCAAATAACTTGTATAAGTTAATGTAGTCCCTACTTGCACATTATTTTTATACCATTTAATAGTTTGAGCATCAGCATCAAGGGCAATAGCAACAATATCACCAGCAGCAATAGTGCCAACACCCGTTTGAATTGCAGTAGCACTTCCACTAACATATGACCTAATAGCTCCACTACTTATATAAGGGTCATAACTTACACCATATCCTACGGGTCCTGAATTTGATAAAAAAGAAATTCCATTGCAATTGCGTAATGGCGTGCCACTTCCAATAGTGTTTTCCCAATACCATTTGCCTGAATTAACTCCTATAGTAGCAGAAGTTCCTGAATTGTAAGATGCTGACCCAGCATCTGTAGCGGTTAAATTACCATTGGTCATAATGGCATTTATAAGTGTTGCACCATCAAAACTAATTGCAGGATTCCATGTAGCATAATTAGCCACAGTTGCACTTGTTAGCGTAGGACTGTCTGTCATAGCATCATAGGTTGTGCCAGCTGTTACAGATATGTTATTAGTAGTCCAATAGTTAGCGTTACCACTAAAGTCTTTACCTAAACCTGCATTAGAACCTGATGTAGTAGCTATGTCAGAGAATTTAAGGTAGAAGCCATTAGTGCCATAAGTGCCTGTGTATGCTTTAGGTTTCCATGAACCTGTAGTTGTATCTGTTTCACCGAATGATGATGGTGTTAATGCTTGTCCGTCAATGAAGTTAATGTCAGTCATGTAGCCGTCAAAGTAATCAAAGCCTGACCAACCTGCACCTATAGAATTGTTAGCGTTTGCACTTGTTAATTGTGAGTTGGCATTTTGTGCTGGATAGTTTGCAGTTCCAAATGCAGTTACTTGCGTTCCATTCACATACATTTTAACTCTATTGGAAGCAGTTGCTTGAGTAGTGTCTATTGCAATAACAATGTGATACCAAGCTGAAGGGTCTCTAAATACTTGTGTAGTTATTAATGCGTTATTTGCAGCACCACCAAATTCAACTCTTAAAGTGTCATTATTAAAGTTAATTTCTGTAGAGTTAGCTGCACTTCCATCATATCCACCCATTAATCTATAAGTTGTTGAGCTACTTAAAAGACCTCTTTTTACCCAAGCAGATAATGTTTGAATTTTATAATTAGTAGCAGAACCAAATGTTCTTGATAAATAAGCAGATGCACTATCTCTAAAACGAAGTGAGTTATTTACATCATAACCACCACTAGAGATAGCATTACTATTATTTAAAATAGCCATTTAAGCCATTGCTCCACCAGTAGTGCAGTAAACATTAGTTCCGTCAGAAAAATAACTAATTAAAAAAGTACCTGCTGTTGATACTGTCGTTAAGAATGATGTATTTACTTTAGTAGTAGCTGCTGCTGTTACTGCATAGCCACCTGTGTTTACTAATAATACATAGCCACTTTGACCTGCTGTAATGTTAGTAAATGTAAGAGCAAATGTGCCTGTAGGTGTGCATAAGAAGTTATTAGTAACTGTCATGCTAAAAGAACCATCATTGTCTGTAGTAACTGTACCTCGTTGTGATGCAGTCCATGTTGATGCTGTTCCTATAGCTGCATAGTCTGTTCCTGCTGTAGCTGCACTTAATGCTGAAGTTCCAGAGCCTTTAACAATACCAGTAATTGTTGCAACACCTGTTCCACCTTGTGCTACTGTTAATGGTGTAGTAAGACCTGTGATAGATGTAATGTCAGAATTAGCACCAGAAGCAGCTGCAGATAAATTGGTTCTAGCACCTGATGCTGTAGTTGAACCTGTGCCACCTGCTGTAACAGGTATAGAGTCACCACTAACACCGGACTGTAAGTCACGAATTTGTGCCATAAGTGTTCTAATAGCATTATTAATACCTGAAGGTGCGCAACCCTCATCAATATTAATACCTGCAATATCTGTATTTAAATTAGCACCAGCACTTGTAGAGTCGTACTGGCTTATTTTGGTCTTTGGCATAATTTTCCTTTATCTTGGCGTAACGCTTAATGTTGTATATGGGTATGTTGCACCCAAATCATTTGTTTTAATGTTTGCAATAGCTCTGTCATACAATGCTGACCATGTTTGAATACGTGCATC